GGAAACATCTCACCAGCAATCTTCTTTGAATCTCTAATTACTTCTTTTATATGCGATCCGCTATAAAATCTACCTGCTGCTGGTATAGTTACACCTAAAACTCTACCAATACCATCACCAGCCATACTACCATCAAGAGATTGCTTTCCTCCAGTAATAATACATTGATAAGAATGAACGGGTGCTAGTCCTCCTCCAGTTCCTCCTTTATCCCTAAACTGTAAAGAGTGTGAATTAGTAACTTTTATATAAACATCTTTTGAATTATATACATCATTTGTTTTAGAAAAAATATACCCATGATATCTAACATCATTTTTTTCTAATGCTCTAGAAACATCACCAGGAATAAAATTAATTGTTTTAACTACAACCTTATGAGGTGCTTTCTTAAGAGATATTGGAATTAAATCTCCTTTAGTTATCATTCTTCTCAAAAGATCATTGAAAATACCAAAGGTCACAAAATTACTTAATGATGTAAGTTGTAGTTTTCCAAGTTTATATGATTGTTTAAGTGGTTTCCCAGAAGCAATATCTACTAATAATTTTTTTCCTGCTACTGAAGCAATGTATATATCTGCAGGACTCCACTTATTAAGATTACTAAAAGTTAAATCACTAGATCCCGTATCTTTATTTTTTTGCTTTACAGTATTATTTACATGAGTAAAAATGGTATCAATACTACCCATAACACTACCCTTCCCCTCATCCCTCAAATAAAATAACTCTATACCTGCTGGTTTAATTCTATTATGAGTTTTTCTTGCTATATTCTTTGTTTCAGTAAAAATTTTATTTGCTATATTAATAGATGAATCATACCAATCCTGATCTCTAGTTAAGTTCTGTTCTATTTGTGAAATAGAAACTCCAGGATGTTTGACATGTCTATCAACAGCCTTCATCTGTTTTCCATACGCTTTTTTAAATGCTGCGTAGTTTCTGGGTTTAGGGTCAAAAGTTTTACCTTCATAATCAAGTACAGCAGAAAATAATGCCTGTGCTGCTTCTGCCCATTTCGGGGAATCTGCCATAATTAACCTACAGTGTCAAGTGTTTTTTGAAGTTCCTCCCTCTTCCTTTCCTTTTCCATTCTCTTTTTCTCTTTTGCCTTTATATCATCTTCTCTTTCCTGTCTGTTATCTTCTACCTCATCCTGCTTCTGCTCACGGGATGCTGCTATCTCTGCAGAGATATCATCTCTTTCTTTTTGCTTTGCTTTCCTTTCTTGTTCAGCAGCTCTTTTCTGTGCTGCCATTTGCTTTATTCTATCTAATGATGCTCGACTATCATCTGCTGCCTTTTGAGAAACCTCTTTTGCTTTTGCCTTTCCAGCAGCAGCCCTATCAACACCCTTCGCCTTAAACGCTGCACCTTGCTCTCGCTGTCTTTGTTTAAGTTCTGCTCTGCGTGTTGCTAAATCTTCTGATAGTTGCTCAAAAGATTTCATTTACTTCTTCGCTTTCTTTTTCTTATCTGCGTGATACTTCTTCATAGCAGGTAGAGGAGAATCGTCTGGGTTACCACCTTTACTAATTCTCTTCTTCTCTAAACGTGCAAGAATATCAGCAATGTCTGCTTCCTGAATATCAGCAATCTTTGCAATCTCTGCATCAGAAAACTTACCAGACTCAATTAACTTTTCTACTTCAGGACTAATTTCAATCTCAACATCATCCTTTAGATGGTCAGCAGCTTTGTATAAAGGTTTACCGTCCTTACCTTTCTTCCCTGACTTATATCCTTGATATGCAGGAGTATTACCTTTCTTGTCTGCATTAGTTACGACCATTGCCTCATCAACATCATACATTCCTTTATAGATGCCATTAAGGTCATTGAGTTCCTTCATTAAGCCCATGAGAGGTTATCCTGAATACTTATTCTAGATATATTTATAAATCTCCATCCTTCCTGTTCTCTGACTTATGAACATCAAACTCACCACCAGGATATCTTGCCTTTAATTTATCTACATTCATCTCAATAACTTCATCGAATGTTGTATCTAATGCCATACATGCTTGAGCAAGATACCAACAGATGTCACCCAGTTCCCTCTTCATATGGAAAACATTCTCTTCATTATATGGTTTACCTTGAAGTAAGATCTTCTTTACTACTTCAGTAAACTCACCAGACTCTGCAGTTAATCCAAGTGCAGCAGTCAATAACCTAGGAACATCACAATCATTTTCAACATCTAGTTCTGTTGCACGAGCAAGTAATGCAGGTAAATCAGAACTAGGAAAACTTGTAACTCCAGCAACGAAGTCAAGATATTTTTCAGTGTCTACAGTCATTAGAATTTAAAATCAGTAAATGCTTTCTTTTCCTTTTTATCATTATACTCGTCTTCTTGTCCACTGTCAATAATATCTTCTTGAGCACTTTGCTCACAATCATACAATCTCATCTTTGCTCTATCAATACCTACAACAAATCTCTTAAAGATAGTAGGATCATTATATCTATTCTTAAGTTGCTTAACTAATATCTGATTCAACCCTTCCAAGTCTTCTGTAGAAATAAGGGCAAACATAAGGTCAGCAGTAGCAGGGAGTCCAAAGGATTCAGAGGTGTCAGTAAGCTCAACATCAGAACTACCAAACCCGCTACGAGTAGTTTGAGTGGCAGATACAATCGGAAGGTTCGCCTCAACTGCGAGACCCCGTAGTTCCTCTGCGATTGCTTTGATGTATGAGTAGGAATTGACTGTTGAGTTTCCTCTATATCTTGATGACGCACAAATATTAAGATAGTCTATGAATATTATATCAGGTCTAAATGATTTTTTCAATGCCAGTTCCTGAAGTAATGCTTTGAAATGTCCACTATGTGCAGATGCAGTAGGATACTCTTTAATAATTAATGTTCCCTGTGTCTTCTGTGCAAGGTTTGTAACCTTGGTCTCATACATCTGCTTTGGAAGATCTGTTATATCTTGTATTGCGACATTAAGTAAATTAGCATCGATCCTCTCCGCAATCTTTTCCTCTGCCATTTCGAGAGTGATGTAGAGGACGTTCTTTCCCTGGAGCAAAGTTGAGCTTGCCACATGACACATAAATAAAGACTTTCCAACCCCTGTGCCAGCAAGAGCAATGTTGAGAGTCTTATTCGGTAGACCACCTTTCGTAATTTTGTTGAAGTATTCGAGATCAAATTCGATCTTGTCTTCCTTCCTGTGGTACGACTCATACCTTTCTTCATAGTCATTTAAATAGTCGTGTCCAATATGAGTGTCAAATGATACAGATAAAGCATCTGATAATATTGTAGGAATGGCATCTCTGTTTTGTGTTTCATCTTTACCATCTGCAAGTGAAATAGATTCTAATAGTGCCAAGTAAATAGCACGATCACGACACCATTTCTCTGTAGTATTTACCAACCATTCAAAATCTGCTGGATCATCTACAAGTGCTGCAACTGTATCAGTAATCTCTTTAAATGAACTGTCATTAATATCATTTCTCTTTTCTATTTCAATACATAAAATCTCCTTTGTTGCTGGTTGATTATATTCACCAACAAATTTAGAAATTTCCTCAAAGATAACTTTCTGTTTAATATCCTCAAAGTATTCTCCCTTAATAAAAGGAATCACTTTACGAACATATTCTTCATTATGTAAGAGGTTTCTAAGAATTAGAAACTCAACGTTCTCCATCAATTAATTCCATGCTGTGGGTTAGTGGAAGAATGAGCAACATCAAATACAAATGTAATTCTAGTCTCATCCGCAGTATTAACTGCACCATGAGGTTGCTTATTATCAAACCAAAAAAGAGTTCCTGGTTTGACTACTATAGTATCACATCCTGTGAAATATTGGTACTCGCCAACAATTGATAAATGATATCTATCCTTTGTCTTATAGTAAGTACCTTCATCAATATGTGCTCCTACATATTCATCAACTGGCAAAGCAAGAAATCCACAACGATAGATTTCCTTATTCCCAAACTCTTCTTTAATAAGTTTAAGGATTTCAGTATGACGTTTATATGCAGGAGTATTAACATTTAGTTCTGAATCTCCTACAAAATCTTCCTTCTTTTGTACAGCACCTATAGTGAGTTGAAGGTTACTTACAGGGAGATCATCAAAACCATGTTCATCAACTAAAGACCGAACACCTTCTTCTTTCTTCTGATGATTCCAATCAGCAGGATTCTTTCGAAGTTGTTCGGTTACTTTACTTACATCAATTCCAGTTTTAATTACCTTTATAAACTTACCCATAACTATACTCTTTCTGTGCAATCTCGTCAAGGGCTTGCATCACTTCTGGAGTAAAGTATTCTTCTGGATTTTTATATACTGCTTTTGCATATACTTTCTTACCATTGATCTCATAACGTCCAGCAACATTCTTCCACAGTCCTCCTATCTCTCCTAATTCTAGAAGACCATAGTACTTATCAAGACCACGTTCATCATAATACAAACGTATCTCTACTTGCTTATTCTCTTTACTTAAACGTGATTTATGCGTCTTAGCTTTGACAATGTTTCCGATGACTTCTTTTCCATCTTTTTCCTTTTTCTTTCCGAGATATATGATTGTACTCGCTGCGTACTTGAGTCTA